TTCTCCCAAGAGGTCGAAAAATATCGTCGACCCCGGGGGGGATCTCAGCTGACGATCGCTTCGTGAAGTCCTTCGTCAATCTCGATCCCGTTCTTCCTCGCTGTTCTGACGAGAAGATCCCAGCCCTTTTCAGTAAGTTTCCTTCCTGTCCTGTCGTGCAGCTTGTTGTGAGTGTCCCTCGATAAAGAGATCAGGTTCCACGGCTCGTATCTGTACTCCGGGAAGTATTCTCTAGGAAAGATATGATGAACAGTATTCGCCTCGATCCTCTTTCCGTACCGCGTCAGCTCCTGGTCGAGATAATTGTCACGAGCCAGGATGAACGCCCGGAGATCTTCCCATCTCTTATCATTGAGACCGAACTTCCTGTCATTCATCGTAGGGTTCCTGCATCAGCTCCTCAGCTTCTTCCAAAGTCAGAGGGCAATCCTCGATTTCGTCATCGTCATTCCTTCCGAAGATGATCGCGCTGCCGATGATATCGATCCATGATTTCTTCACCGTCGGTACGACCATCAGTGTGAAGTTGTAATCTTTCTGACGCAGCACCGCAGTCTCATCTCTGAAGATGACGATTTTCTTGTCATCCTCAGTTCTTACCTGCAGAGCTTCGGGCTTTCCTCCGAGCTTCGCATCCAGGAACATGAGGCTGTTACTGAGATACTCGACCGTTGGATCCTCGCCAGGCTTTTTAAATATCGCCTTGTACTTTTTCACTGTCGTTCCTCACTTTCAGGCATGAAAAAAGGAAGGACCTCGCGATCCTTCCTCAGTTTTACTACTAGCATAATATCACAACTAAATGTGTCACGGTGTGTCAACTTTTGTCAAATTGCGAAAAAATTTCTCATCAATGACCATGTGGCCGACATGGCCGAGCTTCACATCAAGGTCAGCGTGTATCTTATAGCCGAGCTGTCTCGCTCTCCAGCAGAAGGACAGATCCTCACCAACCTTCCCGATCGGAGAGAATGCGTCTCCGAAATAGTTCAGTACATCGAACAGAACCTGTGTCTTCATTAGTACACACCCGAAACCTATTCCTTCGACCTCGTGGATTCCGGTGAGCTCTCCGTCATAGAACTCTTGCTTCCCGATACCGTCTTCAATATCCAGCTTCTTGAACAGGACCGGCTTGTACGGCGAAACTCGCTGGAAGTAAAGTCCGGACACGATATCGAGCTCACCCATGGTGATGTCGCTCAGGAGCCGGACGATCGTGTCAACCGGAAGGATCATGTCTGAATCGAACCACATGACCAGATCGGAGCCGATGTCGACTGCAGTTCTCGCGATCTTATTCCTGGCATCATAGATCAGCGAGCCTTCCAGGAAGAGCATGGAACAGAGCTCCGGCTTCTTGATCGTCGTCATCGATGCAGCGAAGCCTGTCGCGACCTGCGATCCGCAGGGAACAGCTATCAAAATCTTCTTCATGTCTCTTTCCTCCCCGGATATATTCTGATCTCATCGATCGCGTAATATGAAGCCATGCGGTCAAGGTTCTCAATACTGATCGACTTGACTCCCCTCTCCATTCTGGAAAGCGTCTCCGGTAACATATCCATTGACCGCGCCGCGTCTGCCTGGGTGAGATTGTGCGAAAGCCTGATGTCCTTCAGGAGCTTCCCGGCGGTCTTCGGGTTATCGATCTCAAGTATTATCATCCTCTTCTTCCTCGCTTTCAAAATCTTTTCGGTAAAGCGGCTTCCCCGTCTTGAAATCCCAACCTAGAACCCTGATCTCATCCATCAGATCATTCCATTCTTTCGCCTTGTATTCCGGGAATAAAGTGAGGTATGCCACGTTACATTTCAGATCCCCGTCTTCACCAAACTGTTTTTCTTGCTTCTCGATAACTGTGAGTGAGAGCAGTTTTTCAACTCTCGCCAGCCTTTCGTTCAGGTCTTTCAATACATCAATCAAATTCATTCCCCTTCACCGCCTTTCATAATGACAATATAATTCAGATGGGTGTGAAGGATTCATACACACACCTGTTGCATCAATATATATACAATCGTCACGAAAACATAAGCACTCGGGTATATCATCATTTAATTCCAAACCGTCATTCTCATCTTCACTTTTTATCTTTTTACCACACATAGGACAAAACGGGGATTGCCAACTATTTTCTTCATTACAATAAGGGCAAATGTAATGCGGATAATTACCATAATCAATTTCTTTTTTCCATTTCCTTGTTTTTTCATTATCATCACCGCCTTTCATCTTCTTGTGGATCTTCCGCTTTTCGTATGTCACTTCTGCCCAAAGGTACGACTTATCGGTTATCTCGATACGGTTAGAATGTTCGCCACCCCACGGATCGCGATATGTATTCCATCCCCATATCGTAGTATAGGGCAGCTTTGAAGCATAGCTTAGTTTATGGTTATGCAACTTTATAACCAAATAATCTCCGTCTTTCTTAGGTGGATTATTGACACATGATCTCCACCTGGATATCTTAATCATCTTACATCCCTCCTCGGCTTGTCTTTATTGATCCAGCTGATCATTACTAAGGTCAGACAGATCATGGCCGTGATAATAATCGCTTTCATTTTCAATCACCTCCATTTGATCGTTATTTCGTCCATTCCGAGAGCATCAGCGATCATGATGACCTTATCCAGTCCCGGGAATGTCGAGCCTTTATGAATCTCGTTAAAGATCTTGCGATTGACTCCGGAGAGCCTCGCGATCTTCGACGGGTTACTTTCCAGACAGCACATCGCGTCCCTGATCTGGCTGTCGAGATCCTCGAGCCCTGCGAGTGTCGTCTGATTCAAAATCTTATGGTTTGCCATATTCGTTCTCCTTGATGAATGGATAGATGTGTTCGAGAGCTCTGTTGTATATCCGGTGAGCCGTACTGACGGAGATCCTCTTTTCCTTCTCGATCTGGTTCCAGTTCTTGAAGTTGATATGCCTGGCATAAAGGATCTCCCTCTCGTAGCCGTCGGCCAGCTTATCGATCATCTCGCAGCGTTCCCTCTCTGCCCTGCCGATCTTCTCTTTCAGCTTCTCGACTGCGGCGACGGCCATCGCGTAATTCAGGAGCCTCTCTTCCTGTGAGCTCGTGCTCGCATTCTGAATCTTGTCTTTACTGTAGTCGATGGCCCCGTCATCGGGCTTGAGCCGCTCGGCTCGCTCCTGCTTTTCCTTCAGCTCGCCTTTACTCATCCGGTAGAGCTCATTGAGCCAGAGCTTCGCTTCCTGCTGGATCCTCTTCCTGGATTCAGACTCTCTCTGAATCTCGCTCATGTTAATCTTCATCGTCATCCCCCTCGAATAGATCTATGATCAGAGTATCGATGACCGCCTGGTCTTCCGGCGAGGTCGGATGAGTACGTTCGTACTCTTCCTGGTCACGGACCGTCTTCCTGTGAGCTGCGACCAGAAGAGCTCTGTGAAACTCATCGGTTGTCGGAAAGAACCGGTTTCTGTCCGTCCAGATCTGAGCTGCTTCGTTCATGAGCTCCTCGTCCTGGTCTCCGAACTTCGTCATCCAGTTATCGATAAACGAGGAATTGTCGAAGATCTTCGTCTTGAATCCCGGATAGACCTTAATCAGTCGGTTTAAAAAACGGCTCATCGTCTTCCGTGTCATTTGCATTGAACTTTCCTCCCTTCGTGTTTTCCTTCTCCGGGTAGATACCCTGCCATCCCCTCTCGACTGCCAGATTGAACAGATCGGTCATTTTGGCAGGATCTCCATCGGATAACTTATGTGCTTTCTTGATATTGAGAGTGATCGCCCGATCGGTCAGAGGCTTCTTCATCTTCTTCCGGTGATCGATAAATCCGAGAATGCTCTCCATCAGGTTCGGGTAGGATGGAAGAGAAAGAGAGACCAGAGTTTCAGCTGCGATCTCATCCAGCGAACGCGAGTGAGCGACTTGTGATTTCTTGTTATATCTCTCTTTATATCTCTCGTTATATCTCTTATTACCTATTAAGGGTTCCGACATTTTGTCGGATTCAATCCGACATTTTGTCGTGTCAATTCCGACATTTTGTCGTGTCAATTCCGACATTTTGTCGTAACGACTTTTTGTCGTAACGACAAATTGTCGTGACGAATTTGCAGTAGATCCACTGATTGAATCAACGAGTCCCAGATCACGAAGCCGACGAAGAGCTCGACCGACCTGATCAAGACAGATGCCGGTATTCTCGCTGATGTATTTCTGACCGCGGACCGTGTGATTTCGCTCGTTCATGGTGTATAGGAAAGCATAGACCATCAGATCGGCACCTTTGAGACCCATGTCAATCATCCATTTATAAACCTTGATAAATAACTCACTCATCTTCCAGCTCCTCGATTAAAATCTTCAGGCACCCCTTTCCGACAGGAACGGCCTTCTTACAGGTCTGTTTCACGGCGACCTGAGCGTCATCCTTCCAGAACCCAAGGTCGGTCATGATATCCAGCAGACCTTTCTCAAGGTTGTCGAGGTCAGGCCGAGTGATCTTCCACGCAGCCTTTTTCTGACTCTTCAGCTCGAAGGCCCACTCGATCATCAGATGGATCGGCCCGGTCAGAGGCTGAGCAGGAGCGCACTTCTTGATCTTGTACGCGATCTCCTGCTTCGCCAGTCTGACGTTAGCCTTTTCATAGTGATGAATACGGCCCCTGATGACGGTCTCCCCTTTCTGCTGGGCAGTGGCTGTCGGCGGATTCCCGGGAATGTCGATCTCAATCCTCATAATTCAAACGGGAGCTGACCGTACTGCTCGAGATCGGAGATAGACACATTCTGCATCGGCGGCTTAGGTCTCATATCGGCCACTGTCGGAGCAGGAGCTGCAGGAGCTGCTACGGGTGCCGGAGCAACAGGAGCCGTCGGCATAGGCGGAGCGATCTGAGGCTGAGCAGGAGTTGCTTCCTGCTTACTATCGACAAACTCCGCAGCATCAACGATTATCTCCGTCACATATCTTTTCTGGCCGTACTGGTCATCATAGTTCCTTGTCTGAATGGATCCAGTGACACCGATTCGAGATCCCTTCCTGAAATAGTTCCCGATAAACTGAGCCGTCTGTCTCCACGCGACGCAGTTGATGAAATCGGTCTGTCTCTGGCCGTTCTGGTCCTTGAATCTCCTGTCGACTGCAATCGTGAACTTGCAGCAGGGGATCTGATTCTGACTGACGGACATCTCCGGATCTTTCGTCAGCCTTCCAACTAAAACGCAAATATTCATTTTCTCATCCTCCAAAATAGATTTTCTTCAGCTTTCTCTTTCGCGATCGCGAAGGTGTCGAGCCCTGAATAAAGAACTCTGGTCCCGTACAGGGTCGAAACCTTCACCTGATACCCGTCAGCTCTCTTCTCGATGATGTACGAAGCTCCCTTGAAGAGAACCGAAGAGAGCCAACAGGTCTCGCTCATCTGGTACCAGTCGATCATTTTTCCAACCTCGTCAGCTTCACGGTGTCCTTCTTTCCGGAAGACTTCTTCTCGATCGCTTTCAGGTACTTCTTGAACAGGCGCGGATGGTCATTTTCAAATGAATCCGCGTCGAACTCGAAGACCGTCTCTGTCGATGCAGCCTTTCCCGGAACGGCCGTGAACTTGCAGCCGAAACCGTCGAAAGACTTATATCCGGAAGCGAGGATCGCGGAGCAGAGCTTTCCTTCGATCTCTTTTCGTTCCTTTTCAACTTCTTTCAGCTGGTCTTCCTGAGCCTTCAGCTCACTGTACCTTTTAGCCAGGGAAGCTACATCCGCAGGCATCAGGTCTTCCTGTGTCAGAAACGGGTTCTCCCTGAGCTTCAGCAGATCCTGATAGAACATCTGAATGGCTGCCGTGATCTCGTCGAGAAGGTCCGTATAATCGGACAGTTTTATCTTAAATACCTGGAGCCTTTTGAAATCGAACTCCTCGCTCATATCGTCGGGCCTGGAATAGACAGCCAGGATGCCTTTCGGGCAGTTCAGCATCCTCATGTAGAACAGGAGCTGCACAAGATAGCTTTTGTATTCATCGACCGCGGTAAATATATGGGAAGTTGTCTTGATCTCCAATATCGTCTTCTTCGCGATGTTCTCACCGTCGGTATGAAGGCGGCAGTCGATGTCTCCGAGCTTGCAGTAGTGGCGGCCCTCATCGAACTGCCCGAACTTACTACTCAAGTAGTCGCGGATCTTTGGTTCCATAGTGTTGCCGTACTCCGTGTACTTGTTTCCCTCAAAGGTATCTTCGCGGATCTGGGCCTTCTCGAGCAGGAGCTGCCACCTCGTTTTGAACGAGCTGATGTTCATGATCGCCGGGAGATCTGAGCCGCCTATATATCGATAGCGGTCTATATTTACTGAATCCTGACTCACTGCTGCACCCTCCATTCAAGTGGTATCTGGTTGGCTGCCACGAGGTTTCTGACGGAATCCGTGACCTGGATAACCTGAGCGACTGACGGCTTCTTTGTGAGGCCGTATGCTGCGGCTACATAGGACGCGACCAGGTGGTTGTTCTTACAGAGGCCGAGGAAATCATCCATCACGGCTTTCTTCGTCGCCTCATCCTCGGCGACGGGCTCGGCTTCCACGTTGGTGAGCGGAACAGAGTCTGCGTCCTTGTTATCGTCCAGGAGCAGGAGACCGGCGAGAGCGTATTTTCTCGCGTATGAGCTCGCGGCTCCGGTGATCTGCATCTCGTCCATTCCTTTCTTCGTTTCCGGCTCCCTGGCATAAGCCGAAGCCGAGATGCGGCCTTCGCGATCGGTACTGAGAGTCGCCGTGGCTTTTACATAGTTACGGCCGCCGACCTCAACGATCTCGTCGGAGCAGGTGATGAAAGCCTTGAACTCTTTCAGAGCCGGCTTCACGGCTTCCATGATGTCTTCGGCTGATCTATAGGAATACTTACCGAAAGAGTTATACTGACCCTTCGGTGCCTTGACTGACTGCTGGATCTTACCCAGGATCTCGTAAATTGATAAAGGCTCCTCACTCATGTGTTCTTTCCTCCCGTTCTCTCAAAAATGATCAATTCCTTGATGATCTGCATGTATTCGAACGGAGCTTTGTCTGCCAGCTCCCACGTCAGGTCGACGAACTGATCGACCGCGGACCTCGTTTCTTCTTCGAAGATGTCCGGAGAGATATCCTCGACAGATACCTGAACCGGTTCGGGTTCTTCCGTCTTCGCCTCGGCTTTCTTCGCGCTGGTCCAGGCGATTATCGTCTGGTATGAGAGAGCCGGCATCCTTCCGGCATTGAACCAGCTCCTGATCGTGGGAACGGTGCTCCCGGTGATCCTGCTGATCTTTTCGTAAATTTCGGACTCTTTCGAGTGACATCTCCTTCGGATCATCGGCCAGAGCTCATCCTTGTCAAACTCGATCATGGCTTTTCTTGACATAAATTCCTCCTATATCGTTAGTGTTACCACCCCGTGAAAAACTGATATAATTGAGGTGGAATGGTCCCTGTTCACATTTCTGTCGTTCCGTGATCCGGGACTCTGTTCTGTTTTGATCTCGTGGTCAGTGCTGCCTTTCGACCTTTTCCCATTTTGAAGGCATCGCTCCACGGGATCTTTCATTCTTCTTCATCTTCTTCGTTGTATTCTTCAATATCGTCTGATCCGCACTCCGGGCAGACGAAACAGGTGGCTGTGTGGTGATCGACGAAAAGGCCGCCGACACCGAGATCGTCTTCGATATCGTAGGAACTGACCTCTGCGTCGTTCTCATCGAAGATCTCGCCACAATCGTTACAGATATAAATCATTCTTCTTTCCCCCTGTTCAGCGCGTCGAGGTCAACCTTGAAGGTTGTGTCAATGGTCTGACGGTGCGCCCTGATAAGGTTCGGAAGGTCGTCAATGAACTCTTCGCGATGCTCCTCGATGATCAGGTTGTCGACAACAGAGTTGACGACCGCGCACATCTCTCTGAAAATGTCTTCGGCATGCCCCTGCATCTTGATCCCGATCCCGTCGGATGTTTTGATAGTCTCGATCATGTCAAAAAATCCTCCACTTCATCAGCATTGAACGGGCAGTCGGTGAACTCGTCTCCGTAGATTCCGGCGAAAACCACATCGCCGAAGATTTGATCGAGACCTAGAAAGTCAAAATTGAACTTGCAGTCACCCCGCAGCTTTCCTTCATCGTTTACGATCATCACACCGACCTCTCCAGCGATCCTGACCGTAACGCACTCGATGTACCCGTCAACCAGAGTCTGAAACGATTCGAGCTTGTTGACGACTTCGATCTCTTTCGCTCTGGATCCAACTTCTTTAACCACTACTTTGATCTTCTTAGCCATGGTTCACCTCATTTCCTCGTCAGACAGGCCGAGCATCCAGTCGACTGAGCATCCTGACTTCTGCGAGATGAATTTGATCATCGAGAGATGAGGATCAGTCGTTGTCTTCCTGTCGTAGAGATATGTCCGGCAGAATCCGGCTGCGAGACCGAGCTCCTGAACGGAGAGTCCTGTGTTTTTGGAAGCCTCGCCGACGGCCTTCCGCCATCTTCTTACATTTACTTCTCTCATTTTCAGAAACCTCCGAACTCGACTTCGTTCTTCTTCTGAGGCGGAGCGCAGTGAAAAACGATATGCTCCGGATGAGCTGCCTGATGCAGTCTCTTCTCATAAACGCGCTGCTTTGCCTTCAACTGCTCGACCTCGGCCGACAGGTGGCTGTTCTTGTCTCTCAGACGGTCCAGCTCGTTTACGACGAAGAGCTTAATGTAGAGCGATCCAAGGATCGCGACCATGATGAGCACCATATCTATGCACTCAAGAATAAAAATCATACCTTCGTTCATGCAGTGAAAAATACCTTTCTGTTTGTTTCGTTGTCCTCGATCCCGATTGCTCTCAGGATGAGGATCTGTTCTCTCTCCGTGAATCCCTGCCCGTTCAGTTTTCTAGAGACCGTGACCCTGTTCTTATTGATCACATTTCCCAGATCCTCGGAAGAACGGAAGAACTCACGAAGCCTCGGATAGCTGTTCGATGAATAAACCCTCATTTTCAGCACCTCGTCTCGGAATTGCCGATAAGATACTCCAGGCTGCAGCCGAAGATCTCTGTCATCCTCACGGCCTTATCGATCGGACAGCAGTCGATATTCCTCTCCCACTTAGCGACCGTTTGGAACGAAACCCCGAGAGCCTTTCCGAGCTCTTCCTGGCTGATCTTCTTCAGAGCTCTTTCTGATTTGATCCTGTTGTTCATGGAAATCCTCCTTTCGTTGAATTTGGTTTCTATTTCGTAACCTTAACTATACGATATACTTTTCGGGTTTCTAAATCAATACTTTTTTCGAGGTTTTCTTTACAATCGTATTGCAAAGGTGTATAAACCTAATTAAGAGGAGGTACTATATGAATATTGGAGAAAATATAAGGAAGTATCGTAAAATGAACAAAATGACGCAGGCCGAGCTCGCAGCTGCGATCGGAGCCGGTGTTCATACCGTGAAAATGTGGGAAGCAGGCAAATATACACCCTCAGTCAAGAACGTTTCTGAGATGTGTCGGGTCTTCCAGGTGCCGATTTCCGATTTTTGCGGAATCGAAGACCCTGAGCCGGAGATAAAGCCGGAGCTCACGATCGAGATCCCGGCTGGTAGTGAAAAAGTAACCTTTATTGAGGAAATTATGAAAATGGATGAAAAAACTTTCAAACATCTTCAGAAATATTACGAATTTCTCAAAAATGAAGCAGGCGATCGGGGTTGAGATCGCCTGCCAGACTGCAATATACCGAGGCATGAACGAACAGCTCTGTCCGTTACCTCTATTATACCAGAAGGGAGCCGAAAACAATGTACGCAGTCAAGATTTCGCCTCATTGGTGGTCAAATAGGTCCATGTGGAGAGTCGCCGTCCAGAAAGATGGTGTCAAAAAGTGGTTTTATTCATCCGTTCCGGGTGCCAAAGGGAAACGCGAGTGCCGACAGAAGGCTGTTGAATGGCTGACCGAAGAGGAATCTGATGAAAGACTCCGTTTTTCTGAAGTTTATGACCGTTTTTTGCAGTTTTATGTCGAAAAATGCGGAAAAAACACATCATATCGAAGATATGTCTCAGTCGGAAACAATCACCTGGTCCCGAGGCTAGGGAAAAAGGCCGTCGGCTCCATTTCCCTTGATCAGTGGCAAAGCTGCATCTCGAAGGCTACTCCAAAAGACGGCAGGACTGCCGAACTTTCAAAGAAGACACTTGGTGCGATTAAAGAGACACTCACCGCGTTCATGAAGTGGGCCAAACCTCGAAAGTACATCAGCGAGGATTTCAGCTCCGACCTGTATATCCCGAAGTCAGCCGAGATCAAAGGAAGGGAGATCCTTCAGATCGAGGATGTGCAGAGGTGGTTCAGTGAGCCGACGGGCCTGTGGTATGAACGAGCACTCATGTTTCAGCTGATGATAGGCTGCAGGCCCGGAGAGTGCCTCGGCTTCCAGCGAGGCGACTATGATCCCGTTACTCACATCATCACCATAAATAGATCTATCAATAACCAGGGCGAGATCACGCCCGGAAAGAACAGGAACGCTCACCGGTCCCTTCACCTTGACGGGATCGCGCTGGAGCTCCTGCAGGAGCAGCTCCGTATCACGCAGGATCTGAGAACCGACTGGATATTTTGCGGAAAGCTCGGACAGAAGCCGTCACCTCAGAAATATTACCAGACGATGCAGAGGATAGCTGAAGCTAAGGGAATGCCAAAAATCAGCCCGTATTGCCTCAGACACACCTTCCTCTCACTCATTGAGGGTTATCTGCCGTCTCGCGCCATGAAGATGGTTTTCGGGCATTCTGACGCGACAGACACGCATGCACTCTACGGAAACCACATCGTGAACGGTGAGCTCGTCGGTATCTCTGATCAGCTGAAGGTCACTCCGCTCTACCAGATTTCCGGAGTTTCAAAACAAATATAGGGTACAATTTGAGGTACAGTAAACAGTAAAAGCCCCGAAACCTTACGGAATCGGGGCTTTTCATTGGTGGGTAGTACTGGACTTGAACAAGCGGAGTTGAGTATAAAATGTAACAAAATCAGGCCTTTTCGGGTCGTTGTGTATAGCTTTATACGGTACTTTTTAACCAAATATAGGGTACAAACTAGGGTACAGAAAATCGCACGATTTCTTGTCAACGATCGGACAAGAAAAGACAAATTTTTGATAGTTTGGACAAAATTTTAATATAGGGTATGAATGGGCGATTTCCAGTATTACCCTCGAGCTTTCGTTTAGGGTACAAAATAGGGTACAAATTCAGGCAATAAAAAAGGCCCCCGGCTCTGCCCGGGGGATCCTTTTCCTTTTATGCCCTTGTCAGACGGTATCAGAGTTACGCTGAGAGGCATAAAAACCGTAATTATTTGAGAAGGTCGTTCCAGGTATTCTGTCCGATGATCCCGTCGATCTCGTCATGGCCGTTTACTTCCTGGAAATTCTTGACGGCTGCTTCCGTCTTCGGACCGAACTCCGAGTCGACGGCTCCGCAGTCGAATTTGTTGGCGTTCAAAAGGATCTGCGCCGTCCTGACACATTCACCGGTTGAACCGCGTTTCAGCATTGGTAATTGAACTGTGATCATTTTCTCTGTCGTTCCTTCCTGATCAGATAACCGGTAGACGGCAGTCCACGGTTTATTGTAATACGACCGGATGCAGATTTCCCTTCCTGTCTGGTCGCCTGGCTTCTTACCTATTATTGTACCATCTTCGTCGATGGAAGCGTGAACGATTTTTCCGGCTCCGCAGTAGAAAGCAGTGTGTCTTTCCGACCAAAGGATGTCGCCCCGGATCAGACCGGAGCCGGAGCTGACGCTGACCTTTCCGATCACGTTGGCGAAGCCGAGGTTCTGAAGAACCGGCGGCATCGTCCAGGTGTTTCCTGCTCCGCAGCTCCTCGCAGGGATACCGGATCTCTCCAGAGCTGCGATGACCAGAGACGAACAGTCGTAGTCCGGTCCCCACCGGTTGATTTGGGAATATCCGTGAGAATCGTCCCGGGCGATCTGCTCGGCCCAGCTCACGGCATCGAGGATCTTCGACATGGAGCTCACTTCCTCTCTATATCGTCGAGCTTGTCGCAGAGTTTATTGATCGCCTCAGTGCAAGCCTGGATAGCCTGTCTGTTCTCGGAATTGGCTTTATCGTACATATCAAACATCCTGTCGGTATTCTGCTGCTGCTGAGTCAGCATGAACTTGCAGCCGAGAAAGAGAGCCACGCAGGCTACGATCGGAAAGCCGAGGGTTGAAATTGCGGTCATTATATCTTGTGTCATAATTCATCACCCCTCTCAGGAACTCGATTTCGTCAGTGTGTATGTGATCTTCGCAGTCTTCGAAGCATCTTTCGTCAGAGGTGAGTCAAGATTGAAGATCGTAGCCAGATACGGGGTCATGATCGAAGCACCATAGCCCACACCGCCAAAGTTGCCACCACGGGCGGCCCATACGTTGACGGGTGAAGGGATGTCGCAATTAGAACCTGTGGCCACTGCGCCCCCGATCAGATGGGCCGTGTCGTTTTCGTCGATAATATCCGGGTGTCTATAAATATCACCCGTGGCCAGAACCGACATGCCGATGGCTGAATATGCGTGTGTGTGTTCAGTAACCGTTATCTCGGAAACGTCCGCAGCATTCGATAGATTGACCTTGAGAACCTTCGTCCCACGGTTGCCCAGATAAGCGTAACCGTCACGGATTGCGAAGTCTGCCACGCAGCGATTATATGTCGGGATGTTGACTCCTGCTGCCAGCGAAAGCGAGATTGTGGTCGTGTCAGTCAGATCTTCTTCGTTATTATATCGAACGATAGTGATGTTCTGACCACTGATCGAACAGGTATAGATCTTCCCGTTGATGCCGTCGATGAAGGCTCTGGCTCCGTCAGCGACTGAGATTATATTTGTCGGTATTCCGGTGATATCGTTTCCGTAAAGAGGAATCGCGAAGGTCGGGAGTTTCAGTCTCGAAAGATACTGCGAGCCGTATGTATCATCGACAAAATACTGATAATTTGTCGACCTTCCGATTTCCATTTTGGCAGGAAGCGACCTTCTGAAATAAGAATCGAAGATCGTTCCGTCACTTCTACCCTTAACGTAACCTAATCCGCCTTTCGAAGAAGTGAGACAGATGGTGTCCCAGGTGCCATTTCCGTTACTGGAGTCGAAAGTATATACCCATTTGAAGCCGCCTGTGACAGCTCCGGACTCGACAGCGTTATAGGTTCCTGTCTTCGTGTCGCTCGTGTTCTGCCCGTCCATGGATCCATAACCGACAGGGTAATTCGACAGAGGCTCGTAAAGATGCGAGGCTGAAGCCGAAATGGAACTGGGGAAGACAAGGATTCCACCGAATACCTTTCCATAAATATCGGCCCAGTTCGTCTGGGCCGTCTCCGTGGCGAGTGAACCCCACGTCCTGCGGTCGAGACCATACGGACAGCCGTTCAAAAGGTGATGCGCTGCATTCGTTAAAAGATTATGTTTCTCGATGCGGTCCGTTTCCTTTCCCGTTTCCTTGTCGAAAAACTGGACCATTACTCTACCTTTAAGATTCAGATTTTCCATCCTCTCCCTCCTTTATGCACCTTTTATCATCTGAATTGATGTTGACCAATTTGTACTTGCATAAACATAAAATACTTCATTTAAGTCCCGTCTGACATATAGTGAATACAGTGTACTTCCCGAACCTTCATACACTACCCTTGTAGCATCATCCGCAGTTTGGTATTCTGCATTTTTCTTTATATCAGATACTTTTATCGGTAAATCAACATACTGATATTCTGTACTATCCTTCCATGCGTGGAATGTAAGCATGATGTATTCATAGTCACTTGCATCAAATTCATTGAATGTAATTGGTGTAGACCATGCTGTTGTTGACTTTTTACCCTCCCAAACGGTCGTACCCATTTGCCTATAAATCAACTCGCTAACATCCCCCGTATCGCACCATATATTATTCACGCCTAGTTTGGTTTGAATCGGTGTCACGGGGTCAAGGGTGGATTCTGTCGGGGTGACAGTCGAACAATAGGTTAAATACGAACCTGTTACAGCGGTTTTAAATGCGTCTTTATCTTCGATTGCATCATCACGGAAATATAAATACCCCTGTGTGGCAGAATAAGCAAATGTTTTATCGCTTGTTAGTGTTGACGCACCCTGTCCTTTAAGTGTATAGCCATCCGCGACCATTTGAGATACAGAGGTGTCACGGTCGGTTACGTTACACCTGTAATAATAAGTCCCTGAAATTGACGCATTTTCGTAACGGGTGTAATTGTAAGAACCTAAATCAACATTTTTCCAATTACCCGAAGTCAACGTCACATCCCCGTCATCAGCAACCGTCACACTTCCCCCGTAAACGGTCGTGTCGAGGAGGATGGTGCGGGTGTCGCTTGTGTACTTTTCGTATGTATCGTCGTTTTGAACGGAAACCATCAAGTAAATTGTTTCGTTTGTAAGAGTAACACCCGACGCCAAACGAACGTAAACGCGAAAAGTATCACCGTCTTGAATATCCATTTGTGTTGTGTTACTTCCGTCATTCTGATAATTGTAAGTCGTACCGCCACGATTGCGAATGAAAAAGATTTTAGCGTCAGCAGTACCGCCCGACAAGTAGTAAGTGCCAGCCTTTAAACCCAAATCGGCATAGCTGTTATAAGCGCCATAAATATACACATAGGTATTTTGTGTAGGCGTTCCATTGAATGTAACACTCTTATCCGAGTTGACCGTATAAGTGACGACACCACTTGTACCACTCTCCAAAGGATTATCAATTACGTTCTTCCCACAATGCACAACCCCCACACTACTAACCCCGTCCAAAGTCGGGTCAATGTCGAAAGTGGCACTCTTTATAGGTACAGCGTCCGCACCGTCGGAGAAGGACGCAACCGCACCCGAAGCCGTTTTTTCGGGCAATAAACCCATGATGTTCACATCCTTCGCCCAATCGGATGAAGGATAACTCTGCCCTGTCGTGCCGAGCTTTTTATTCAACACCGCGTCCATGTCGGATTTTAAAGTAGGTGGAACACCTTGTAATGCGTGATAGTAAGCCATTAGTTTGAGAACCTCACTTTCAACGTCATATTGCTTGCCTGTGCTTCAAAGGTCAGAACGCACGAACCGTTTGTCACGACTACGTTTGACGGTGATACGCCATAAGCATCCGTATAGACATCAACAAGCATCGTGCCTTTAATCCTTGCATCAGATATTGTGACCGTAGTCGAACCAGCGGAAAGGACACCACTTAGAGTCAAGGGGGTTAGAACAACGGACTCTTTGAATGTGACGGTCATTTCCGTGTGCGGATTGTCGGTCGAATCGACCAACGTTGCCGTCTTTATCACATTGTCACCGTTGGAATTGACATAGCAACGGGCGAAGACAAGGGCGACCGCCGCGCCAAAGCTGTCACGTTCGCACCCGATAAAGGCGTAGTCAAAGTCGTTACTTCCATCTTCTTGCATGACCCTAAGAACGGGTTCGGGGGTAAATTGGTTAGGTACATAGTTGTCAATATCATCGCCCACGGTCGAACCATCCCAACATTCAAGGATAGTTCGAAGGAACAAATCAACGTTTTTCCACTTCTGTGCGGCTGAATCGTACTTCGGAATTTGACCATTGTATAATGTTCCGAACTGAACATCAGACAGTCCCGAAAAGGTAGACGAACCGCCACCGCCCTGTGCCGCTTCGTTTATCGCGCCGACAAGGGTCTTGGCGTCGGTATCAAGGTCACTATATTGCTGCTGGGTGGCAGCATAATTCGCCACATCAGAGGCCGAGACCTTCGTCGAGTTGTAGCCCGTTGCCGAGCTACCATCGACCTGTGCGGTCTCGAAAAGGGAACCCATACCCATGGTTCCGACATCAAGTTCAGGGATTCTTTTTGATGGCATAATTTAATAATCTCCTTCCGTGATTCTTGTTGCGCCGTCTTCCGTGACTCTTTCGTCCTCGTCTTCTGTGATTCTCGTACACGTCGGGCGAACCATATTGATCTCGACACTCTCGTCGTCATAATCGAAGTACGCCTCGCCGCCCAGAGTGAGAATATAGGACGGATCAGTGATCGTGATGACATCAGGAGCCTTTGTCGAAGTGATAACAGACTCGTCATCATAATCGAAGTAAGCGTCGCCGCCGAGTTCGAGAATGTATGTATCATCAACGATCTCGATGAGACCGTCCCATTTATCGACCGCAACGAGTCCCTGACCTTCAAGAAAAGCGTGAGCGTCATCACGATCGATGACAGCCGAGCCGTTTTTCATGACGATCTTGACTTCCCACTCATATCGCTGGCCTCGTTCGAGCGACTGCAGGAAATACATCGGCGTGACCAGATGCAAGCCGTCGTTATCCCAGGTGGTCGTCGGCTTATAGGTGAGGAGCTCATCGTTGAGGTAATAGTGAATCTCACACTCGACGGGATCGTCTCCGGATGCCGTGACATCAAGGTCGAACTCGTGGAAGATCTTCACCACACGGGGATTCACTGTCGCGAAGCGGATCTGACAGATGGATGTCTCGACATCCTCTTCCAGCTCGATGATCGAGGCATTCGCGAAAGTGTATGTGATGAGTTCGTTTTCGGAAGCCTGGCTGATCAGTCCGGAGATCTCTTTGTCGGTTTTCGACTTTCCTGACGACAGAGCAGGGTCGGCTCCGTAGCCTTCAAAAGTCGTCAGGGCTTTGATCGTCCAGTCAATTGACATCACGCAGCATGTGAGCGTTTCTGTTCCTGCCACTCCTCCGGTCATCTCGATCAGGTCTCCGAGATCGTAGACCAGATTCGAAAGTATTGAGGTCTGGAACGGAGTCCAGGCAATTCCCTGTGCGACCGCGGCGAGTGCGTTTCTCTGCCGGCTCTTAACATCTTCGGTACCGTACTGAAGTAGTGGATTACTTCCCAGATTGATCACGGCTCCGTTCTGGTTGCCATAATACTGTGTAGTTTTTGCCTCGATGTTCACTATCGAGATGCCGGCATAGGCCGTCTCGAAATCCGAGAAAACAGATCCGGCGATCCTGTCTGAAGCCGTAAATGAATCCACGACGGAAGAACCGGCCCAGGAACGAACGACCAGCTCGCCGTTTCTGTCTATCGTAGCGAAACCACCGACAGTCTGAGCGATCCAGCCGAGGAAATCACGACAAGTTTTTATATCATTGTTCGGATAAAGACCGAGGATCTCGGTTCCGTTCGGGAGAGCTGCACAATCAGCCTGGCTCATTCCCAGATTGACTCCACATCTCAGACAGAGCAGTCTAAGGAAGTCATAGATCGTTCCGGTTGTCTGATCGATACCGAACGTCTTATCGAAATTCGTCATGGCATCGTTCGCCGTGATATTTATCGACGTATCGGTCCAAAGAGCTTCCGTGACAAAGAAGACTCCGGCTGGAATCCATTCTGTCTCAGGTTCCTCTTCCGGATCTTCCGGAGTGATAGTCAGACCGAACTCGATCTCGACCCGGAGATTTCTCCACGAGCCCCGGGGAATGTTCACATCGCAGAGCGAAAACTGCAGCTGCCCGACATAGGCCAGACCGAAGGAAACGTCCTTCGTATCAGAGGCCCTGTTCGTATAGTTCATCGAGAGAATATTGTCATCGGTAAAAGATACCGATCCGATAGTCCCTCGGAGATGCTCGATGCGAGCATTCGCTTTCAATTCGTCATAAAAACTCTGACTCGCATTTGAATACATGATTCACCTCAAAAAGATTGAAATACTAAAGGAAGAACCCAGAGACCGTCTGTTCCTGCCGTATATTCAGAATTTTCGACCAGGCTTTCATCACCTGAAGCTCTGAGTGTTCCCTGGTATGTGACCCCGTTGATCGTGCAGCTGACCCTTGCCAGCCTACAGTAACCTTTCAAAGTGGCGAGCATGGTCGAGGTACAGTTAAACTCAGCTGACCACGAAAGCCGCTCGAGCCTCTTCGGGACCGTCTTTCTGATCCCGTTTTCGGTGAAATACTCACTTTCGTTCGGGTTCATATTTGACTTGAAGGTTCCTGTGTTCGGGTTCGGGATCGTCGTGTTGTTTATCTTTATGAATTTTCCCAGCATCAGGCCGTTCCTCCCGTTCTTGCATTTTCACTGTTCATAGCACCGACCACGGCCGTTCCGAGCTTGTTGGTCCCGAGATAGACATTGATCACGTTCGTTCCACCCAGACCAGCGAGCTGAGACGAGATTCCGTTCAGAGCTCCGGTGTAATCTGTTCCGGACATTCCTTCGTAGATCACGTTCGAGGTCTGATAAAGAGATCTCTGAAGGCTCGCCTGCTCATCTTCCATACCTTCGGTGAACAGGTCGATCATGTCGGCACCGGGGTTGTTATAGGCCCACTCATGGAGAGGTCCCGTTTCAGGAACCGAGAACCCGAGATACGAGGAAATGGTCGAAGCTGCGTTCGACAGGCCGTTTCTGAGAGTAGAACCGGCATTCGAGATACCGTCGACGATGCCCTGAATCATGTCTGCGCCCCAGGTAGCCGCGTTGCTGGCCAGCTGAGGCCCGAGCTGGCTGAATGCTTCAATGATATTAGCTATGATCTCAGGTACGCGTGAAACGACCTCGGGGATGGCATCAATCAGACCTTGACCGATAGCCAGCATGATCTGAAGGGCTGCATCGATGAGTTGCATGATGGAATCCGGTTCAGTCAAGGTCTCAACGATCTGGAGCACCGCTGCAACTACGGACGGGATGAGCTGGCCAATATTGTCACTTATACCCTGAGCTACGGCGAGCACGATCTGAAGGGCTGTGCTAACGATAAGGCCCAGGTTATTGATCAAAAATGTAATAATCTGGTTTATCATACCAATTACTGCCGGAAGTAATTGAGGCAGGTATCGCAAAATTCCCTCAACGATGGAAAGCACGATGTCGAGAGCTCGCTGAAGGATAATATCAAGATTATCCAGGAGAGCAGTCGCCAGTGTCTCAATGATCGAGCCTCCCAATTCAAGGACGAGCGGCATATATTCCTCGAAAATCGCGAGGGCCTGTGGCAGCATCGCGTCGATTACGTCTCCGAGCTGGCCGATATCGCCGTTTGTCTCAAGGACTGCGTTAGTGAAATCGTTAAGGAATCCGACTCCCTCGCTGCTCAGATCGGTGAGGATCGGGAGTAGTACGTTTCCGAGAGCCTGCTTCGCCGCCTGGACTCCGTTGTCGACTCGCCTCATGTTGTCATCGAGATCGTTGAATGCGTCGAGGGTCTCCTGATCCATGACATAGCCGACCTCGTGGGCCTCTTCAGCGAGTTCAGCGAAGCCTTCTGATCCTGCCTCGATGAGAGGATTGAGGTCACGAGCTGAACGGCCGAAAAGGTCCATGGCGACCATATCACGCCTTGTTTCGCTGTCAATCTCTCCTAGAGCATCGATAGCTTCCCAATATACATCCTCGAGGTCTCGCAAACTGCCCTCATTGTCATATATGGAAATACCGAGAGCGGAGAATGCGTCCAGTGCTGACTGTGAACCGTCGGCTGCGTTTCCCATGACTTTCAGTAGTTTGACCATTGAACCAGAGATCGTATCGGTCGATACATCGAGGAGCTCCGTGGCATAGTTCATCTCCTGGAGCGTTTCAGTCGATAGACCTGTGACAGAGCTCATCGTGTTGAGCTGATCGGCGAGGTTTCCCGTGTCGAGGGTCATACTGACCATCGCTTCTCCGGCCTTGTAGATCGCAGCTGAAACGGCAGCCACCGCCGCCGCTGCTGCTGCCGCCGCTGCTGCTACTGTTGTGCCCCAGCCTTCGAAAGCCGAGCCACTCTCTTCAGCCTGCTCGCCTGCATCCTCAGCTTCATCACCTGCATCGCCGAGATCATTCCCTGCGTCGGCTGCGGCCTGCTGGAGTTCTTCCAGGGACGCGGATGTACTCGCAACTTCAGCCTGGAGAGTAGCGTACTCTTCCTGGCTGATATTGCCGAGCTCGAGTGCTTCTTTTGCATCGTTCGCGGCCGTTTGCTCGAGTTCCAGCTTTTGAGCCGTCTGCTCGATCTGCTTCGCGAGGAGCTGCTGCTTCTGAGCGAGCAGTTCAGTATTGCCGGGATCTAACTTGAGGGCTTTTTCGACATCCTTCAGAGCAGAACTGGTCTTCTTGATGTCGCCGTTTACTTTGGTTAGCGATTTAGCCAGATCACTGGTATCGCCTTCAATCTTTATGGTAATTCCTTTGATCTGACCACCGCTTGCCATTATTTTCCTCCTAACATCTTCTTGAGATCGTCAGCTGTTCCTTCGATCGGGTAATCGTAAGAGTCATTCGACGACTCCGTTAAAATTTCATTCACAAAGCCGAACGACACGAGATTCAGATCCTCAAGAGAGAATCCGATCTGTTTCGCTCTGAGCGTGAAGAGAGCTGTCGTCAGTTCCCGGGTGCTCGGCTCTGTAGGTTTTTTCTTTCTACGGCTGCCTTCGCGTCTTTACTCCACTCCATGAGAGCCTGTCTTCCTGCGGCCGCGAGCTCCTGATAGTCGTAACCGTTCAGGAAGTTCATGTAATCATCCTGGGTGAGTTTGGAAAGAAGACCCAGATCCCTGAGCTCTTCCTGTTTGATCATGATGAAGAGAAGCATCAGCCCGAGTTCTTCCTGATCAGCGAGCACGAGATAGTCGTCTTCGTTCATCGCCTCGTTGATCGCGTCGATGAGCTCGTCCTTGTCGGCTGTGCCGTCTTCACTTTTGGCTGCGATTTCCATCTGGACTTTCGTCAGCTTCTTCAATTTCTTCGTTCTTGTGACCAGCCTGGCACTGATCGCGTTATTCTCCCTCAGAAAGTCTCTTTTAAAGACCTGACGGAAGATAATGGGTGTGACAGCTGAATAAAAGCCGTCAACCGTTGAATTTCCTATCGTAAATGTCGTTCGCATATTCAATTTCCTCACTATTTCAAAAAATTCCCGGGAGCCGAAGCCCCCGGGAACCAAAACTTTTTATTTTGAATTTCGGTCATCCGTTCTCGTCATCGTTACCCGGGACCGTTTCGTTTCCGGGAACGGTATTTCCGGGAACAGTGTTCGCGTCTACCTAGGACGGCTCCTGAACGGTTGTGAACCATGCCTCATAAGAAGCAGTCGAAGTCTCGTCGCCGGTAACGGCAGAAACAACGGACCGGGATTCTCCGCCGAGTGTGTACTTCTGAGCCGTGGGAACGATCTTGAGGGAAGCGTTCTGGGTTTCAGGAGTAGTCGTGTCGGTTGTTGTGTCACCGGAAACAGAAAGCCTGTTCGAGAAGCAGCACTTGTAGAAAACGAAGCGCATATCACGAGCATCGTCTGTCTCTTTGGCGAAAGCGAGGGCGAAATACTTCGTCTCGGAGTTCTCGAGTTCAACGAGATTTCCGTTCGCATCCTTGATGTAGTTCATGTAGGCTGTTTTGATCGCGTCAGGGATGAGCGCGTTATCAAATGAGCCCGTGTAGCCCTGGCTCTTTCCGGTCGGTACATAATAAGTTGTATCGTCAGCGTAGAAAGGCGAGGGTTCTGAACCGGCAGGATCGAGCTGGATCTTCGTTGTTCCGGGAATGGAGACAGCAGTTCCATAAGAGATTGAGAGACCGCTGGACGTCATGGTCTCTGTGAGAGGCCAGACTGTAAGATCCTTGATACCAAACTGAACCTTTTTAGCCATGTCAGTATTTTCCTTTCGTTTATTTTTGAATTTGAATCTTTCTTGCCAGAATTTCGGGAAACTTTTCCTGAACCATATCCTCAACCTGGGCGATATGAGGGAAAGCCTTAGTCTTTTGCTGAGTTCCAAAGACACCTGACTTATAGTTCGTCCGGTGTCCCTTCTCGAGCAGGTGCGTCAGTCTGTAACTCTTCGAGTTCCAAACGACGACCGTTCCGGTCTTTTCTTTTTTGACCGTCCATCCCTTCGGATAGTTTTTCCACGGCTTAGCTCCGGAGTTCTTCTTCTTCAGCTCTGAAACGGCCATCTTGCCAACTTCGGCTGCAGCTTCGTCTGTAGATGTAACCACCGAGTGATTAAACGTCTGCAGAACTTCGCCAATTTCGGCTCCGAGCTGATCGGGTTTGATCTCAGACATCGTTCTCACCTTCTAACTCAAGTGTGTACTGGTCAGTAAATAGGTTTGAATCGGAATCGAAACCCTGCGGAGTCAGATCGTAAGAGATCCCGTTTTTATCCAGGAAGTCTTTGATCTGCTTTCTCAGAGTTGCGCTGCGAAGCGGAGAAAAAGCGAGAAGCTCGTACTGGATAGCCATCCAGTAGTTGCAGTTGTCAGCATGGAAGGGAGCGAACTCCACTTCTCTGATTACCAGAAAAGGCGGAAAGAGTCCCTGCTGCTGCTCGACATCGATGTGATCGTAAAAGACGGGAATATCCTTGAACTCTGCCTTCGCTGCTGCGTAGAAAGTTTTAAGGTTCATCGTCGATCACCTCCGGATCAGGATCGGGAGTCGGTGTGGGCTCCGGAGCTGGAGCCGGCTTCTCATTGAGACCGGACGCGTTCGAGCAATAGACCTCGAGCTCGTCTTCCGATCTCTTATAAGTCCTGTCGACCTTCAGCTTCTTTCCTTCGAACTCGACCAGCGATTCTCCGGAATACTCGATCGGGTTGATGATGAACTCATACGAGAGCTCGATCCCGATCTGCGCGGCCGTATAGTAGGCCGCCCTTGTAACAGGAACGGAGATCGCCGGGATCTCCGTCCTGCTACTGGTATAAATCGGCTGGCCAAAATCATCGTAGTCCGAAACCGTCCGACCGATCAGTGTGATTACTGTATCAGTCATTGGTCTCACCTCCGAAGATCCTGTTGTTGATTCTCCATCGAAGAGAGCGAGGTTCAGGCTGAGGATCACGACGGCTCAGCCACATCCAGCGAGCGTAGTCGATAACCAGTTCCTGATCGTCAACGCTGTTCGTGAGATCGAGATCCTTCACGCCCTCACGCTCGATTTCGTTTTTGGCTGCATTGAGAAGACTCGTGAGTCTCGTGTCGTAAATAGTTACATTCACGATTCCCAGATCTATCTTCAGCCTCGTGAGCATCTGTTCCATAAATCCTCCAAAGATTCAGTTAAGAGTTCAGGCACTCAAGATCAGAAAGATCGAATACCTGTGTATTTGTCTTGATGCCATCCGTCGAAACGACCTTGAAGACCTGCGTCGAAGGATCAGTGATCTTGAAGACGCCGTTCATATCAGGATCGCCCAGGAGCTCAACGAGTCCTGTTCCCTGAGAAGGATCGAGACCGACCTTTACAGAAGTAGCGTCCGGATCAACGTTCGAGAACTTCAGAGCCAGGAAGTTACCGTCACCGGCGAGAGGTCCTGTCTCAGCGAGACCGCCCTCGATGAAATTCAAGGTTCCTGTGATCTTGCCGTTTGCAACTGCGACATCAGACTGTAAATCAGAAACTAAGGTGCCGAAAACTCGGACCTGACCAGACTCGGCTGCAACTGTCAGGCCTGCGAGGGGTTTGCGAAATCGATCGCAAGTGTAGGATCAGTATTATCAATACCGATGGCTACGAAAGCCTTCTTGATTGCAGGCTTTCCGTCGTAACGGCAGCGGCCGCGGATGACTGTCTGATCCTGGATGAACTTGACGTGCTCGGATGTATCAATCGTCATTCCCTTTCTCTCGCCGAGAACATAGAGCTCGAAGTAACCGGCTACGATGTTCTTATCAGGTACGAAGGAAAGAACCTCGATAATGCCGCCTGTGACGGGCATCCTGCCGTCAACACCGGCAACGATTGCGCCTGCAGCATTAACAGCTACGGACTCAGAAACAACGATTGCGTATGTAGCCTCGTTCATGACCCATACCTTCTCACCGCGAGCGTACTTATTGGAAGCCTTAGCTGCAGCGAGGATAAGGTTCTGGAACAGAGCTGTTCCCTTAGAGTTGGCGGAACTGATCTTGATAACGTTGGAGCTCTGAAGTGTGCTGCCGTCAGCGATAGCTGTGACTACGCCCTCGGGCATCTTGTATGTGGAGCCCTTACCGTAGATGATAGCCTTGTCGAGCGCATAACCCATGGAAGCGTTAAGGGAACCCATGAGAGCATCGAGCAGGTCGATGTCGGAATCCTCAAGAAGTGCGTTACAAACTGCGAAATAACCAGCGAGCTTGAAGCAGTCGATCTCTACCTGAGAGAAAGCCTGGTCGAGCTCATAGATAGGATCGCAGCACTCTTCCCAGAATGCCTCGGGAGCTGTACCCATTACGATCTCACGGCCCTTACCGGAAAGCCTTACGACATTAACGTGCTTGTAGAGCTTCGAGTATTCGATAACGTCTTCACGAAGAAGACCGATGATCGTCTCACCGATTGTGTATGCGCCACCGGTGATGGCTCTCTTCTCTGTTACTGCTGTTCTGATTTCCTTCAGGAGCTCCTGAGTCTCATCAGCTGCGATGAAAGCATCTCTCTCCTGGATGCTCATCTGACGAAGTGATTTAGTTCTAAGCATATTTGAACTTCTTCCTTTCTTTGAATTTTTCTTCTCAGGTGCCTTTTCGGCAGGGGTCGGTCCCTGAGTAACCGTTCTCTGTGCTTCCTCGATCTCGGAAAGCTCTCTCTCCATTTCGGAGATCTCGCCTTCGAGGTCGGAGATAGCCTGGTCGTTTTCGGAAACTTCTGTGTCGAGAGCTGCCTGATCGGCTTCGAACTCGGCGACTGAATCTTCAACGACCTTCTGCTCTTCCTCGGAAGAAGCCTCGTTGATTGCCTCTTCGAGCTCGGCTTCTCTCTTAGCGAGATCAGCTTTCCTCGTCTCGAAATCCTCTGTCTTCGCGCGGAGCGATTCCAGATTCTTCCTGGCATCACTCAGCTTCTTTCGAAGCATCATTGATCTGATTGCCATCTGAGTTTTCCTCCTCGTTAGATTTCTTTACACGGGCCAGCATCTTCGCTCTCCACGCGTCAGCTCTCCGACTGATCAGGTCTTCAGCGTCGCGCTTCCTGGCTGAGATGCTTGTCTCCTCGTATGCCGGGAACGTGCAGCATGAAACTTCGAAAAGATCGATATCCGTCAAGGTCCAGTGGATTGATCCATCGGGCAGGTACTCGGTCTCCTGCTCCCTGATGAAGAATCCGAACGAGCACTGCGTCACGTCTCCACGTTCAACCCTCGCGTGAATGTTCATCGCGTCCTGATCTTTCGGATTGATCTTGACTCGACCCCACAATCCGCGCTGGTCGACCTTGAGCTCGAGTGTGCCGTTTGTGGTACGCCCGATGACCAAAGTCGTGTCGTGGTTGATGAGTGCCCGGATGTCTCCGGAGATTGAGGAATCAAAAGCTCCCGGAGCGATCGACTCCGTAGCCCCTTCCCAAAGCTCATAGTTGCTATTAAAAACGGCGAAATATCCCTCGATCACGGGATTTCCGTCGTCGTCCCTCGTCTTGAAATCTTCGGGTCTCGTTCTGACATATCTCTGATCGTCGTAACAAGACATCCTATGATCAACTTCAGTTTCAATTCTCAATGCTTCAGCCATTTTCTTATTCCTCCTGAATGAGTTTCTTTTGGTTGCCTGTCATGTCGGCAGGTATATAGTTCTCGAGAACCTTGAGCTCATCGAGTCCTTCCTTCGGCTCGAGATTGATCTTGTCTCGTGCCTCGTTACCACTAACCCAGCCACGATCACCGAAAGCGGTGAAGACAGAAGTGATCGTGTTGAGATCCCAGTCGAGGAGCTGCCAGATGTTTCCTTTGACGTACCAGTTCGGACTCAGGATGAGTCCCTTCGTCAAGGTCTGCGCGATGCACTCCACGATCGTTCTCAGCTCGTTCGTGACGAAATTGTTGAACTCTTCTTTCTTGAAATCTCCGATGCCTACGAAGAACGGCGGCACTCCGACGATGGCTGCGGCCGTCTTCTTATTGAGCGTGACGGTATCGGCGATCGCGAGGTCTTGAAGTGTCAGCGGCTTTACTGTCTGAACATCCATCTGCTGCGCCGGGACTATCCACGGCTCGCCTGCTTCGGCTGTCTCGAGATAGTCTTTGACGATCTCCGACCTTCCGTCCTTATTCGCGAACTTCTGTGAGATGCCGTCGACCTTTACGATCATCGGCGGTTTCCACTTCGTAGAGTTGAACGCCTTCTCTGTGGCTGCGGCCTGTTTCAAGTTATCGGCGACATCCTTGATCGCCACCTTGAATCCGGTACCCTTCCACGGATAGTTCTTATCCGGAGTCAGCGCGAAGTGAAGAAGGTCCCGGGGATCATGAGGAACCCCGTCGATCAGAATGAAATAACCATAGCCTGTCGGATCGGGCTGGAACCCGACTCTGTATGCCGGTATGACTTCCAGATCTCTGAGATATCCGTCTTCGGTATGAGGTCTGACGACTGCGTTTCCGTTTCCGTATAGCAGAAGGTTCATCGTGATCGCTTCGTAAAAATGCTGACGGGTCATGAAACTGTTCGGGTTGATATCTATCTTCCGGCTCAGCTCGTTCTTGATCCGCCGGTCTCCGCCGCCGTCAAGATTTTCCATGATATGCCAGGACACGAGACCGACCAGATCGGAAACCTTCTTACAGGCCGTGACGATCGTCGGGTCTTGATCGAGTGAGCGATATCCTCCGCAGGTGATCCCTTCTGAATTGATCAGCTCCATGAGCTGCACGACTTTCTTTTGAGCCTGGCTTTCAGTGACGGTCGTGTCCTGTGGCCGAGTCGTGTTTCTGTATTTCTTTTTTGCCATTACTTACCTCCTCAAAACCACGAGTCCATCAGGTTCTGATCTTCCATGGAATTTAGATATCTCACGCAGGCGAAGACTGAGGCATCGAATAGGTCGATCCTCATCTTCTTTCCTACTTTCTCGAACTGGATCATGTCGTCCGACTTCTCAATGGCCCGGACGTTAGCGACGCAATATTCAAAAGCCTCGCTGTGGCAATAATACAGTTTCTTGTCGATCGCCCTCTTCTCGATATGCCTGAAGCCTTCCGATTTCAGATAGTAGTATTGAGGCTGGTCGACTACATTGAACCCTGCCTTCTTCATCTGTATCACATACTCCCGGGCAAACTTCCGGTCGTGACCCACCTGGGCGATTTTGAATCCTTTATCTCTCATCGACATGAACCACCGGACCACATCGTCAGCATTGACCGTCGGTGTATTCGCCATGGTCAGCCATCCTTCATCCTGCCAGCCGAACAGAGGGATCTGATCCTCTTCTGCTTTTTGCGCAGCTGCCACGATCGGAAAGAAGGCGTGGGTGATTACGATATCGATGTCTTTTTCTCTCCAGTAACCATAGAGGGCAGCAGCCGTCAGGTCGTGGAGCTTCGACAGGTCAGCTCCGCCATACCACTCGATCGGAAGTTTGGCGAGCTCGTCGACTGTCATATTCAAACATTTGTCAGACGCGCGGAAGACCTCAAGGTTGAAGTAAGCCTTCATCGCCGTCGTGTATATATTCAGCGACCGGCTGAGGAAATCCTTCCTCTGCTGCGGATCGTTTTGAGCTTGCCTGGCATCGGCCATGATATCTTCGGGTCTGATCGTGACACCGTAAGACGGGTTCGCGAGCTCGTGCTGTTTCGGATCTAAAAAGTCAACGTTTCCGTTCTCGTCCTTCTCCGCCCGGGAGACGAAGCAGAAGAGAGTATCATCCTCGACCGTTCCGTCGAGAACTTTATCGGCATACTCGAGACGGCCGTAACAGAAAGAGTTGATGTTATCGCCTGCGGTCGTGATGCCGATCATGAGCTTATTTGTGTATGCCTTCATGGCCTCTTTGAATCTGTTGTACTGCGACGCGTTTTTATACGCGTGAATCTCGTCAGCAATACAGATGTTGCAGCCGAAGGAATCCTGCTTGTCAGGATTGGCTGCCATCGCCTCGATGTGAAGCGATCCGACAGGAGTCCCGTTTTCATCCAGGAACATCTTGTCGATAGAATGAGCGAAAGAGTTATCTCTGATCCTGAACTCTTTCTCGACTCCTCTCACCTTCAAGGTGTAGAGGATCTTATCGAAAGCCTCGCAGCTCTGCTTCAGGGAAGCAGCTGTGATATAAATCGTCGAACCGGATCGCCTTTCGAGGAATCCGAGGGCCAGTGAAAGCCCGGCAACGAAAAGAGACTTTCCCGATTTTCTTGGAACGAAGATGAAAGCCTCTTTGAATCTTCGTTCATCGGTCCCGGTCTTGAACCATCCGACCAGGTTGTAAACTATGAAGACTTGCCACGGCTGCAAAAGCAGCGGCTTATTCTTCAGCGGATGTCCTTCGAGATCTTCGCCCTTTTGGTGGACGAAGAACTGCTCGATGAATCCGCAGACGAAATTCGCGTCCTTATGCCGGATCTCGATGTTGTCCCTTTTCAGGTCCTTTAGAAATCGTTGACACTCGCGCTTGTTATTTCCTCGCCTGATCTTCCCGGCGACGACATCTTTCGCATAAGCCAGGGCGATCTCAAAATAGTCCTGGCCTTTCATGAGTCGTTCCTTTCTTACATCTCCAAATTACTGAGCACCTTGTCGAGCGCCGACCTTTTATCCTGGGCAGCATTGACAGCTTCTTCGTTCAGTTTCTTGAGTCCGGCCGGAGTGAGGCCGAGCTCTTTCCAGTAGACCAGAGCGTCACGGTTCATCTGCTGCCATTCTTTCAGAAGAGGATTGACGATCATGTTTCGACCGCCACGATCGGAAACGTACTCGACCATCGGCTGTGATCCTTCATCCTGGTATTGCTCATAAACCCGATCCCGTTCTTCGAGGATCTCGGCCAGAGTCTTGACGACATTTTCAAAACCTTCGAACTTGACTCCGACGACCGCCATCTTCTTTTTGATCTGAGTTATCCATTTTTTCGAAGTCATAACCTAGCTCCTGGGGGAGAAATTCCAGTTAACCCCACCCTTGTATAAGGCCC